AGCGAATTTTCATCAGATGCTTTAGCTATTCCTCCAAAACTTAATCCTCCAGCAATTCCTCCGAGAACTGCAAGTTTCCCAATTAATCCACCAAGTTTTGATAAAATACCACCTATTTTATTTCCAATTCCTTTCAGTGCAGAAGCAAATTTCTTTAAATTTTCAGCTTTAAATGCTTTTTTTACAGCACCGCCCACTTTCCCAAAAACAGTTGAGAGTGTTGTTCCTGAATAAGCCATTTGGCTGATTTTGCTAATTGCACCGCTGAATACGCTTGAGATTTTTCTTCCGACAATTGGTATTTTACTTGTTGCATTTACGAAATTTGTTACTCCATTTGAATTAAGTTTGTTTGCAAAACTGAACATTCTTGCATTAAAAGCTTGAGAAATTTTATTTTTTATTTTTCCAAGCTCTCCGCCAACATTCGACATTCTGTTTTTTAATTTGTCAATTCCTGATGTCTGAACGTCCTTTCCTATTATATTTACTTTCTTTTCAAGATTTTCAGCAACTGGAAAAACACTTTTCATTCTCTGTCTTAATTTATTTATTGCATTGTCTTCTGTTCTTATGCCTAATAAAATTTCAAGTTTATTCCCTTTTGCCATTTTTACCCCTTTTCCTCAAAATCTTTAATAGCCTGTATCCATTGAAAGAACCTAATGTTGCTCATATCTAAAACGACATTAGGGTCTTTTATTTCTCTTTTAATTATGAATTCCCACTTCAATTTTACAAGTGGGTCTTCATAAATATCTCCTGCTATCTCAATTTCATGTTTAATTTTCTTTTCTTCTTCTCTTTTGACTTTCCCATAAAATCAGCCATTACCTCACATATTTCAATTAATGCCTCAGGATCATGCTCAAAAAAATCAATTTTTCTTGCTTTTGAAGGTATTTCAACCATTTTAGGTAATAAAACACTTGCAAAAGTATAATAATCATTGCTGGAAGCAAAACTCAACAATGCTTTCTGATACATCTGTAAATTTTGCGGCTTTGTTAATCTAAAATCTACAGTTTCAGTATTTCCGTCTTCATCAATAAATATTTCCTGCCCTTTTATATTCAACCTACCCAATTCATCAATAAATACACTTTCTTCTTCTCTTATTTCTTTTGTTTCTTCTATTCTTTTATCTTCCATTTTCTAATTCCTCCTAAACTTTTTCATCGTATTTCGCACATTGAATTGTGTATTCAATGTCAACATCTTTTGTATTGTTTTTTCTTTCTCCACCTTTTTGGATAGATAGCCCACGTCCCTCTCCGACAATTTTATTCATTCCTGTGTTGTCGATGTATGTACATGTCCCGAGTTTGCTGTCAGGATTTTTGTTGCACTTAGTTAAAAATATATCGTCGTCACTTCCTTTTATTGTTGTGACTTTTATTTCTCTTTTAGTAGTTCTTGTCTGAATCGTAGGAACATTTCCTTTTATATCAGGATCTCCCATTGTATGAGAGTCCTCTGTCGCATTATTTATTATTTCTTTGGCTTCTTTAATCATATATGTTCCTATTCCCGGAAACGTTATGATTAAATCCACTTTGCTTAAATCTATCGTCTTTTCCAAAAAATCGTTTGCCATTTTCTACCTCCTATTTTGTTATCGGTTCATCATGCCACACTAATTCAACATCTATTTCTTCGATTTCTGTTGATAATGTAAAATCAATTTTTACATTTCTTAACACTCTGTTAATATAATCATCTACAGTTAAACCTCTGGTTGCTGATGTGTCTTCTATATTTGGAACGGTTACTTTAAACAAATATTCTCCATTGTTACTCTTCGCAAACGCTCCTTGCTTCCCTAACTCTGTCATTGTTCTTATCAATGTGTCTTCAATGCTCGGAAGTCCATCGGAGTCCATTGTTGTATTTTTACGCGTTATTAACAATCTGTGTAAATTAGTATCCACAGCATGGGTTATAGCATCTATTTTAATGGTTTGGTCTGCGTGAGTTATTCCGTCAGCACACCACGAACCACTTGTCACTGCATTGAATCCAACTACGCTCTCTGTATAATTGATAAACATTTCGTCAAGTTTTGATGATTTTGTCGTATCATTACACCCTGGGTCTACCCCTAAAATTCTTCTGTCAGACCATCTTCCATTTATACCTTGGACAAATGTCCATGCTGGCAATCCAAAGATGTCAAGGTTATCTTTTCCCTCTGTTCCAAACATGTAATATATTCTTTTACTTTCCCTTATATTTGCAGGTGTCTTATCCCCATCAGTATTTAGAACTACTCCAAATTTTCCAGTTCTAGTCAGATATTTTGATAACAAAGCTATAAATGCCTTGTCATAGAATGCTACAACTACCCCATAAAATTCGCCCTCAGGCAAACTGTTAAGGAATGCCTCATTGGGTGTTGTCTTGCCTACACAAAACCATTGTTCAGGCTGTAATCTGTTACCGTCAGAATCCTCTTGCGAAAGAAATGTATTTATTCCTTTATACATCAAAGAAGTGTTGCCAAAATCAGTTTCCACTTCTTTTAAAGTTGTATATCTTTTATAGTCCTTGTCTGCTTCTTTAGTAATAAATAAAATCTTACTAAAATCTCCCATTACTAAAGGCTTTCTAGGTCTATTAACTACTACTTTTATTTTTCTTCTAGCCATTTTTTACCTCCACTTTTACATCTTTTATTAATTGTCTTATTCTTTCACTTGTTTCACGCCAGTTTATTTTTACATCAAAGCTGAATCTGTAAATATATTGGCTACCCTCAAGGAAAGTTAAGTCCTTTATTTCAATTTCATCTTCACTTAATCCAAACCCATTTCTGACAAGATCATGTCTTTTTTTAAAGACTATTACTTCAAGCAATTCACTTGCCATTTCTTCTGCCCTTGCCTGTGTTGAAGCGTAAAAATCAATCTGAAAGTAAGCAATTACTAATCTTGTTGCCTGTTCCTTTATATTATCTTCCGTTGTTTCAATAGTCCTGTAAGCACTGTAAGCTGATTTTGTCAGACTTATTGTGTGCATTACAGCACATTCAGACGGCTTTTTAGCCATATAATCGTCACGTATAATCTGAAAGTTAACAAAACTAGCTAACAATTTTCTCAATTTCTCATTTTTCATTCCTGTACCCTTTCAATGTAATAAACTCTAAGCTGATCATGCTTCATATAATTCCTAGCAGTTGTTACAATGTAACTGTTACCCTCAAACTCAACAATCTGTTTAGGTTCAATATCTATGTAACAGTATATTTTTTTACTATCTAGCGTAATCTGTATACCCTGGTCAGATAGCATTTTTATATCCTGTCTACCTAAGTTTAATACAGCTCCCTCGAACTCCTTGCTTTCATCAACTTCAACCAGTTCAGAATCAATCCATTTGCTAGCTTTATTTGTTATTTTGCATTTGCTAAAAAAACGTTTTGGAATAAATGCCTTATGTGCCATTCTATACACCTACAATCTCGTAATCTATTGAGTGATATAATGAGTGAGTATCTATAAGCGGTGTACTTTGCCCTTTCCTTTTTATAGTTTTCGGATCAAGTGGTGCAAAATTTCCACTCATTATTGTTTTCTTTATTTTTTGTACAACAAATATTCCTAGATTTTCATATGCTCCTTGTCCTGTAAGCTCGCCACTGACAACATTTTCAATTTGAGTATTTAGATATTCTTTAATCTCATTCTGTGCTTTCTGAGTGCCTACTGACAATCTGAAAAAAGGTCTTTTTGGTATATGACTTGTTCCGTATTCATTGAATATTGCATAATCCATTACATCTGTGTTACTTTTAAGACTTCCACCACTCCAAAGTATTCCTACTCTTACAGCATGTGTCTGTAAATACTCCAGTTCCTTTTGCAGCTTTTCCAAATCTCCTAACTCTTCAACTATACTAGCCATATATCAACCTCGCTATGTTATTCAGCTTATCGTTCCTAGTTGTCAGCATATCTCTCATTGAATAAGCTATGTCATCTATCTTGTAACTTGTATATTTACTTATTTCTTCATCAAAGCTATTTATAAAGTCATCTACAAGTCCAACAATTTCAAACTTAAGCCAGTCAGGGAGTTCTTTATATCCTGCTGTATAAGTTATTTCAACCTCTTCAGTTCTCATACAGCAAGGACATTCTCTAAACTTTGGAAACTCAATATAATTCATTCCTTTTCTCCATTGTTCTTCCCTGTTGACTTTTTTTATTTCATTAACAGGTCTGTGACTTAGATATATTGTTTTCCTGTATTCCTTTATTTCAATAACTTCATGTTCTCCAAGCTCATATCCAAGTATATTTTCAATGTGACTGACAACTGCCTTTAACAAAGTTTCAACCTTAGCCAATTCTTCATCAGCTAAGGTCTTTCCTGTTATTCTTTTATAATCTTCAACAGTAATAAGCATTTAAATCACCTCTATTTTACTTTCAATACAGAGAACGCCTTAGGTCTTATTACTCCTCCACCTATTCTAATTCTTGTGTAATATTCTGTTGTTCTTTCGTTCACGTTTCTGTGTAGTTCCTGCTCAAATCCTTTTTTCAGATAGTAAGCATAACCTTTTTTAAAGTCGCAGAATACGGCTGGATATTTCCCAGTGTCTATGTCTTCCAAGAATTCTTCAACATATACAGGATATCCGTTAAATTTCATTGTTGCTCCCTCTATGATGTTAGCCCATAAAAATTTTCCATTAGTATCTTTCCATAACTTCATATCTTCATAAAGTTTAGGAGAAACAAAGTAAGCTGCCCCTTTTCTATAACTTACTTTCATTCCTGTTTCAAGTTTTACCAGGTCATCAGTTGTTACTTTTTTAGTTGTTGCTGTTGTAATAGCTGCACCAGTTACATCTGTATTTGTTAAAAATCCTTCAAAATACTGTTCTGTAGAAGCATTATATGATCCTTTTACAGTTAATTCAGATAATGTTTGTCCGAATTCTTCTGATATTGCCTCTTTAAGTTCTCCTACCATGTCAAACGCACTGTCCTGTACAAGTTCATCTGTGATTGGATATTTTACCTGTCTATAACCTGCTCTTAGCTCTTTATGAGTGTATGTAAGAGTTCCGTCTTGCGTATTCCCTTGACCCTCTTTAACAATCTGGTTCGCAGGAGTTATATCATTTCTGATAGGTATTTTTATATAATCTCCACTACCTTGATAAATTTTTCCTTGCATTAGGAAATTTGAAACTTCTTTAGTTTCTTTCAAGATTTCATTTGACAATATAGTTGGAATTAATACTGTTGCCTGTCCTGTTCCTATTGCAGCTTTTTCTAATCCCTCAATGCTTTTATCTCCTGTTCTTAAATATTTTTCAAAAGCTCCATTCTGTGCCTTATTTACTGTTTCAGGATTTTCCATTCCTTTTCTCATTACTTCATCTAATGTTTCAGCCATTTTTTCAATTTCTTCACTTGATTTATTAAGTTTTTCTTCTAATTCAGCTATTTTATTAGCTTTTTCTTCTAATTCTGTTAATTTTTGTCCTGCTTTTTCAATGTCTTTTGTGTTTTTGTTAATTCCTTTTTCTAAGTTTTCTAAATTCATATTTTCATCTCCTTTATCATTTTTAACTGTTGTTACTGTTGCCTCAGGCACTGCTCCTTTTAATACAACACTGCCCTCTACAACATCAATTTCTTTTATTATTCTTGCTTCAACTTCGCCTTTATCAGTCTGTATCTTTCCCCATTCTCTTTGCTTTAGAAATCCACCAACTGACATTTCATAATTTGCTCCGCTTTTCATCATTGAATAAACTTTTTGAGCATC